TGAGCCACTTGGATTCTACCTTCAATATCCATTCTCTTAAGTTCGGTTTCTGCCTGAACTTTAGCTTGGTCAGCTTCTGCTTGTTGTTGTTGCATTTGTTGTTGTTGTTCTTGAGCACCAGCTTGTTCTTTCTTCATAGCATCTATACCCTGTTCTAATATAACTTGAGCTTCACTCATAGTATCTGCTTTCATAACTTTAAGAGCATCTAATAAAGTAATAGTACCTGATTGAAGAGCTGCTTGAGACATTTGCTGAACTTGAGTTTTAAGTGCATCATCTTTACCAGAATCACCCATAAAGATACCATAGTCATTTAAAGCTACATCAGGAAGAACGCTAAGCATCTTATATCCAGCATCTCCAAATATGAATGCTGCTTTCTTTCCACCAGCCCAAGCTATCTTCATTAAGTTAGCAAGGTCTTCCATAACCTTCTTCTTAACTATGTTATGAGAAAATACCCAACCACCAGTTGATATAGCAGACTGAGTTACAGACCTTTGCACATTACCTACATATTCATATTGTTCTACAGCACCTTCTCTTTGTGGTGATACACCTGAAACCTGACCTGCAGTCTGTTCAAGCATTACCTTAAGGTTTATAAGTTGTTGAACAGATTGAGATAATGTAAAGTCAATTTGTTGGAACTGATTAAACGGTGCAGAGTCGCCACCCTCATCACGAGAGTTTATAGGAATAATACCATCATTCTTTAAGTGGTACATAACATCTTGCATATCCATACCTAAGTTTGTAGGCATCTGAGACACATCATACACTACTGCTTTACCCCCAGAACGAGCTAATGCTAATTCAATATGGTACATAACAATGTTATATAGCATTTGTATATGACTAAGAATATCCATCAAACTAGTAGACTTACCTGTAGTGTGGTTGTATATAACACCAACATAAGATAAAGAAGTACTACCAGCATCATCTACAGAACGTATTTGATTAGGTCTTCTTCTACAGTTTACTGTAATCTTTCCACCAATCATAGTCCCTTCCCATATATCATCTACATGTTTAGTTTCTATTACATCACCTTTTCTTGCTTTGTAATGTTCTCCTACAACTTTATGGAATGGGTGTTCTGGGTTGTGTTTGTTTTCTGAAACCTTTACTCTAATGGTTTTTATGGATTTCCATTCTGCAGATACCACTCTAACTTTTACATTTTTGTAATCATCTACATCTACCCAATTAAATTGACTATTCCATTTATCTATATTTTCAGAACCAGACTGACGCATATCCTCAAGTTCACGAACATCTTCGTCATCAAACTCGTTTCTATACTCATCTAATATTTCATTTACGCTTAACCATCTTTCTTCTCCTGCCCATTGAGCATCATCTAAAAAATCACTTTCTATAGACTTATCGAATACGAATGTACGTGGGTCTACCCTTCTAAAGTAAGGGTCACCATCTTTTACATATATCTTATAAAATTCCTTACCAGTTACAAGTAAATCTCTCATTCCTTCATGGAACACCTTCTTCATCTTGTACTTCTCACCTAGGTAATCTAAACCATCCTTAATAGACTCTTCTACAACTTCCTTATATTCAAATCTCATGAAATGGTCAATATCGTCAGGTATAGGGAAATCTTTATTATCCATATCCAACTCCATCCCGTAGTCGTTCTCTAATTCGGAATTGATTTCATTAAGCAAGTCATTAGCTATAAGAGAAACTTTAAACTGTTCCTTTCTAATCGCTGCATCCATGTTAATAGCAAATACACTTTTATCTAAAGGTCTACTCAACTCTTCATTACATAGAAGGTCAATTTTATTTTTAGACAAAGGGTAATTCCCCATGGTTGCTGGAGATGTCATCTTATACTGCTCAGTCACATAACTGTAATCATCATAGATTAAATCACCATTGTATAACCTGTAGTTTCTAACATCCTTATCGTAACTACTGGTAGAGCCTTCAGCATTACTCTGCTCTAACTCTGCTACAATAGCTTTAATGTTTTTCTCACACCATTCTTCATTTTTTTCGCTATCTGGAACGAACTGTTTTGGAAAGTCACTCATTTTTTATTTTTTATATGGAACTAATCTTCCGTTTTCTCTTTTATAATATACAAAGCCTAAATTACTTTGTACATGTTCATCTCTTTTTACTTGCTTATCGTATAAGTCAATGTCATGTACTAAACATAAACCAAAGGCTATTGCCCTATCCGTGTTACGTAATCCGTAACTACCAAGCTCATCTAATAAATCTACAAACCAAATATCACCACAATTCTCCTCTATATAGTTCTCCATGAATTGTTCCATCACTGCTTTAGTGTGTTTATTCATTTGAAGACCGTACCTGTTTCTGTTAACAGTTTTAGGTGAGTGAGCTGTTGTTGGTCTCTCTTTTAAATACTGCTTTCCCCCTGCTCTTTGGAAGTATCCAATAACTCCAATACGAGTAAATTCAATCAGCATTTTCGCATTGTAATATACGGCTAATTTTAAACACCCATCCCAGAACTCTTCTGCTGTGTCTGGACGCTCTGTATACTCAGCAATAGGGTAGTTTCCAGCTATCTCCATGTTATAGAATCGCCTAAAGATAATAGCACTACCTAAAGAGGAAGTTGACGACTCATCCTGGTCATACGAATCAATTCCACCTATGTCTAAACCTTTAAGCTCAGTGTTTGGGTGTGCTAATATTTTATATGGACCATTCCTATCAAGAACAAACTTGACTTGCATTCCTTCGGCTTCCCATTCTAGTCTACCGCTTTGTATCTGACCTTGTAAATCTTCACTACTTAGTATTTCACTTCGTTGTGCGTTTATCTTGGCCACGTTAAATCTAGAGTTCTTAGTTTGTAAGAAAGCTTCTTCTACGGATAATGGGTAATTTTGTAGCTCTAGGTTGTACCCTTTCTGATTACCTGCCTTATGTAGTTGTTCTCTTCTGTCTTTAAGGGCTTTTGTAGCCCCGTCATTATCTGAAGTACCTGTCTTTATATCAAAGAATCCATGATAACACATGGAAGCGGGGATAAACATAGGTATAAGGTTAAAGGCATCAGCATTATAATACATCTCCATGAAATCCTTAGAGGCTGCCTCAATATCTCCACCCGTTCCACCAATAATAGGGACTCCATACTGGACATTCCCATCCATGAAACAAGCCTTAGATGACATATAAGCGTTAAGCAACTCTTTGAATTCCCCAGCTTCCTCAAAAACCATAACAGAAAGACGTTCACCCTTATATACTTCAGGATTACTCATCGTTCTACAGTGTATAACAGATTGAAATCCATCTACACCCCACTTACCTTCTTTGTCTTTTATTTTATAACCAGATTTAAGAACTTCCTCACCTTCTTTAAGTGTTGAGTGTCTAAAATTAGAGTTTTGATTGTTGAGTCCTGCTTTCACTTTATCAAAGAAAGATGTAGCAGTCACCTGAAGCCCTGCAGCTACCCCTACGTGGTTGTATGGATAGAATGTGTATTCGTGTGCTAGAATACCAGAGTTCATGTAAGAGAACCCCTTATCTCTAGCCTTAATGACAATCATTCCTTTCTCGTCTTCCTTGGATGTATCGAACAAGTCAAAGTAATACTTATCCATATCTCTATACCAAGGAGCAATAAGAGTCTTACGACTGTTACCCTTGACACCATCACTACCTAAAATTTTATAGAAGTTTAAATAATAATAATGTTTACCAGTAATACGTGGCATGCCTTTAGGTGCAAACCCAAATTTACACCTCTCAATCTGTTCGTCCCAATACTCCCTGAAAGAAACACTCTCTGGGTTTAAGGTAGGAACACCTTCATAAATTAAAGGTTGATACTTTTTTGCATCAAACATTCTTTTGACTCTGTAAAGTTTCTAAATAACTAAGCTCTCTATTACCAGCAATCTTAGAACGTTCACCACGCCTTTCAATAGCGTCTAATAGCTTCTGTCTAGTTCCTAATACTTTCTCTACACCAATCATAATCTTTTGTATGTCGGCTGCATTATCTATATTAATCTTAGTAGAATCAAGCAATTCAGTATACTCATTTATTTTCTCATTAAAAGCTGAGAGTTGAGCATCGAGGGGGTCATATTGAAGTTGGTTGTACTTAAGTATTGCGGCAGCAATTTTTTTATTTTTTGAGCCTTTCCACTCATAGTCTTGATATAAGTCTTTAGATACGACTCTTACTCTTTCATCGAGTGTGAAGTGTCGGTATGGGGAGTCATAGTCTGCTATATACGCAACATACATAAGTCCTTTGCTACCAAAGTTTTTGGAATCTATAAGGTCTTTGAATTCTGGTATACCAAATATACCATCATCTTCAACAACGCTTCCTTTATTACTTATTTTTAGTAGGTACATACTTTTTGAGTTCTGTTATCATTATAAAGACACCGTGAATTACATGAGTTGACTCACCTTCTTCTGGTTCACCATCTTGGTCAAGGTACTTAAAGTGTATAGTTGATGTGCTACCCCCAGCAAGTTTATAGTTATTAACAATTGGTAGGTATCCCATTTCTATATAGTCTTCTATAATTTCAAACTCTCTATTGTCGGATATTTCAGACACGTTCACGTACCCAAATATCTTTCCATTTGGCATTAGCTCCACTACACCAAACTTTGATTTTTGCTTCTCCATTGTTTCCATGGTACAAAGTTAATGAAAAAAAGGGCTCATATTACTGAACCCTCCTTAAATCAAAAAATATAATATTAATATATTATAAAATACTAGTCGTGTTGTATAAAGCCACCTTTAGAATATCCTCTATCCTTTGGGTTACCCTTATCTTGCAAATTAGTGTTGTGAGTTCTTTTATATTGCTTCTCAACCTTACGATTCTTAATTTGAGAAATCTTACGCCCAACTTTATTTTTAAGAGGCTCTTTAGCTTTCTTTATTTTACCGCCCTTAGAATAACCCATTAATTTTGTAGCTTTCTTATTTACAGAAGAAACTTTTTTCTTTGCTCGTGTTGATAAAACACTTTGAGCCTTCCCTTGGACTTTCTGTAAGTTAGTTGTTTTTGTAATACTTCCACTACCACCTTTTACAGGGTCTTTTGTACGTCCAACTACCTTAGCCATAGCATCTTTAGAAGATTGAGACTGAATGTCTTTACCTCTCTTTATTTTACGTATCGCTTTCTTACCAGCTCTTTTTGCTTTTTTGTTATCAGGCATAATATTATCTATTTAGTTTAGATTCAAAAGTACATAAAAATAATTTATATTTATTTGAGTGTGAATGTATTCCGTTAGTGCCCCCCGTGTTGCGTAAAACTTTTGATACCCCTATGCTTCCTGGCACAGCCTGCTATTCTTCTCTATTATAAATAACTAAAACCATTCGTTATGAAATATTTAAGCTTGAGTGACCTTGTTGACTACGTCAACAATACTTCGATTAACTTTCCATGTACAATGGAGTTAGTCATCACTAACGACTCACCTGTTGAGTTCCGTGTGTACAGCACGGACGACTTCAACATGGCTTTGTGTGACCTTGCAGGCGACATAGGTTCGTCAGGTATGCGTGAATCATTAGGTCGTATAGTATAATGTAGTAGGCTCTTAGCAGGGCCTGCTATTCTTCTCTTTATTAATTAACTTTAAAAACCTTCTTATGTACGAGATAAAAATACTTCGTGGAGAGGACGCAAGCGTCCAAAAGACATTGAACCAATGGAAACATAAGTTCTCTGTTAAAATACTGTCGTGTGTACCATGTCCTCATAAGGAGGGTGTGACCCATGCGACTGTATGCCGAACACCTAAGCCCGACTAACGGGTTTAGTTTAATTAAAACAATAAAAGGTTATGCTGAACTCAGCTGATTTATTAAAGACCGTGAACAACGGCAATTGCATTATCTATCCTTGTGAACTACTTATCTGCGATAAGCAAGGGCGAGTAGCAACCATGTATGATATAGACTCTTACGACCAAATGGTTGAGCAAATATTATACTTGAGCTATGATAAAAAC